ATATTAAGCTATTAATTGCTTGCCATATCATGCGTGCATGTATGCTTATTATGCTATTAATAGCTAATAGACTTGTAAGCTATTGATTTTATTGCAATGACTACAGGCTAATTACCTGCGAACATTGCAAGCTATCCTTTATTTGCTGGGAAAAGAGCAGCCAATATTTTAGAAGCAACCACTAGCCCACCCTCGCCCTCGCAGCCCAGATCAATTTATCATATATGCTATCAAAGTTAGCATCACCCACCCACACACAAGCACCAGCCCATGCAACAGAAAAGCCACAATAGCAAATAATTGACGTAATAAGCAAAAAAAAGCTTGCACTATGTACGCAAATGATCCATATGTTGTATAGAATAGCAGTAATGTCTCTATATCCTGCCTGATTAAAATGCTGTTATTTTCTCCGCTAACTCGGCTGGTGCTTTCCCTCTAATTTCACCAGCCTCTTTTTTGCAAATAATTAATCATGCTTACCAAAAAACAAAAATCGCTTTTATCAAGTCACAGCGATCACCACAGCAAAAAGCATATGGATGAAATGAAGAAAGCCATGACAAAGAAAAACCCATTAACATTTTCACAAGCCCATAAGATTGCCATGAAGAAGGTTGGCAAATGAGTAGCCCAGCATGGACCAGAAAAGCTGGTAAATCCCCTACTGGTGGTTTGAACCAGAGAGGAAGGGATAGTTATAAGGGTGGTACGTTAAAGGCTCCTGTAAAGTCTGGAGATAATCCCAGAAGAGCATCTTTTTTAGCGAGGATGGGTGGAGCTGATGGCCCAGAGTATAAGGATGGAAAACCTACGAGATTATTACTTTCCCTAAGAAAGTGGGGAGCGAGTAGTAAAGCGGATGCCAGAAAGAAGGCAGCTAATATATCAAAACGAAACAAAGCGAAAGGATAGGATATGCCAGGCAAGAAAAAAGGTAAGGGCGGTAAGAGGTACTAATGATGACCCCTAAGAAAAAGAAGTTAGCGGCTATGTATGGTGATCCCAATAAGATTACGAGGGGTGATGTGATTACGGCTGCAAAAAAAAATGCAGATAAAAAGCCTAAGAAGAAAAAATCGATGATGGGTGCAGCATGAGTTTATATGCGAATATTAACAAGCGTAAGAAGGCTGGCACTTCAAGGCCTAAAAGCCAATCAACGATTAGCGATAAGGCTTATGCAAACATGAAGGCTGGTTTTCCTAATTCAAAGAAGAACAAGGCCAAGCGCAAGTCTATGATGAGTAGTTATGGCTAGGCATCCCAAAGGCACGTCCATTGTGACAATGGACATGATGGCGTTGGTTTGTGATCGCTTATCGGATGGTGAGAGTTTAACGAGCATATGTGCTAACAGCGATACGCTTCCTCATCGGAAGACGATTATGGCGTATGTGCAGAATAATGAAGCAGCTTGGGAGATGTACAGCAAGGCCAGGGCGATACAGGGCGAGCATATTGGTGATCAGATGCGTGATATTATGGATGCACCGATGCCGACAGATCCGAAGATGGCCATGGCAGAGGTTCAATGGCGAAGGGTTAGGCTGGATAATCTGGATAAGCTGAGAAGGCAATTGCAGCCATTAGGGGGTGTGAGGAATAATCCGAATGATAGCAAGGCTACGAGTGGCAGTATTACTTTAAGCTGGGATGGCTGATGTTAAAAGCAGATGGATATGATGAAGCGATTATAGGCCAGGGTAATCAGGGTACGAAATCACCTGTATTGGTTTATGATGCTGAAAAGGTGATTGATATTCTTTGTAAGAGGGATGGCATGACCGATGAAGAAGCTCTTGAGTATTTTAGTTACAATATTGAGGGTGCATGGGTAGGCGAGAATACGCCTATATTTGTTTGGCCCAACGATGAAGATTAAGATTCCTTACAATCCAAGGCCGTTGCAGAAGGAATTGCATAACAAACTGCAATCAAAGCGATGGGGTGTTATTATTTGCCATCGAAGGTTTGGTAAAACGGTTCTGGCGATCAACCATCTTCTTCGAGATGCGATCTTGAGCGAAAAGCCTAATCCGAGGTTTGCGTATATAGCGCCGACTTATCGGCAGGCGAAAGCGGTGGCTTGGGATTATTTAAAGCAGTTTAGTTCAGCGATACCGACAACAAGGTTTCACGAGACAGAATTGCGGTGTGATTTGCCGAATGGTGCGAGAATACAGCTTTTGGGTGCGGAATCGCCTGATAGCTTACGAGGGATTTACCTGGATGGCTGTGTGCATGATGAGTATGCACAGATGCCAGCGTCTTTGTTTCCAGAGATTATCAGGCCAGCGTTATCGGATCGTAAGGGTTATGCGGTATTCATGGGAACCCCACAGGGGATGAACAGCTTTTATGAGCTGCATGAAATGGCAAAGGATTCTGATGATTGGATTACAGCCACTTACAAGGCTAGTGAAACAGGCATTTTAGATGATGAGGAATTGGACAGTGCCAAGAAAAGCATGTCTGAGGATCAGTATAATCAGGAATATGAATGCTCATGGGTAGCGAATGTTCCTGGTGCGATATGGGCCAAGGAGATTGAAAAGGCAAGTCAGGCTGGGCGCATTACCAATGTTCCTTATGATGAAGGGCATAAGGTGGATACCTGGTGGGATTTGGGTGTGAATGACAGCACGAGTATATGGTTTACGCAGAATGTAGGCCGTGCGGTTCATGTGATTGATTATTATGAAAATCGTGGTGAGGGATTGAATTTCTATGCCAGAATCTTGCAGGAAAGAGGGTACTTGTACGGAACACACAATGCACCCCATGACATCGAAGTGCGAGAATTGGGTTCTGGTAAGTCCAGAAGGGAAGCGGCCTATGATTTGGGGATTAATTTCCGAGTGGTGCCGAAACTGCCCATTGAGGATGGCATCCACGCAGCCAAGATGATTTTTAGTAAATGTTATTTTGATCGGGATCAATGCAAGGTGGGTTTGGAAGCCTTACGGCATTATCATAGGGCTTATAATGAGCGAATGCGTACTTTTCGATCAACACCTGTTCATGATTGGTCATCCCATGCAAGTGATGCCTGGCGGTATTTCTCTGTCGGTCATTCGGATCGTGCCGTGGGAATAAGGCCACCACAGCAACAAGCTGAAATGACGTACAACCCTTTTGAAGTGAGGATTGGATAATGAGTTTTTTTACAAGATTTGTAAACAGTTTAACACGTAATTTTACAGAGCCAGATAGGCTGGCAGCTGAAATGGGAACAAAGGAAGTTATTGATAAAGTACCTGAGAAAGATAGAAGATTTGAAATAAGAGATGGCAATTGGATTACCAAGCCTTATGAAGATAAAAGAACTGATGCACAAAAAGACAGAGATGATCGTGCAGATGCAAGAGCTGCAAAAGAAAGGGAATCTGCAAAAAAATCAGTTGTGACAGAAGTGGCAGAGCCAGAAGAAACAACAACAGCACCACCAGCAACACCAGCAACGCCTGTGCAGACAGCACAGGAAACAGTAGCGCAGTTAGCCGATACAACGGTATCAGCAGAAGCGGCTGGTCGAGAGCGATCAGAAGCTGAACAAGATGCACAAAAGGATAAAAAGAAGGGTAAGAAAAGCGGTACGATTAAAACTACTGCACAAGGACTTCTTACAACAAATACAGAAGGGTTAAGGCCGTCACGATCCTTAATTGCGGCTGCCTGATGTATGGCAAGAAGAAAAAGAACATGGCTGGTATGATGGGTGCTTTATCGGCACAGCCAATGGAAAACATGCGTTTTTCTATAAATGTAAATCCTCTGGAGCGATTACAGCAGCGTATGGCTGGTAAATCACAGGGAAGAAGCATGGCTGGTATGAAGCGCAATCGGCAATCAATGATAGGAAAAGCATAATGGCAATGCCAAATAAAATGGTAGATCAGTTAAACCGAAGGTATGAAAAGCTTTTGGCTCAAAGATCGAATTGGGAAAAGCATTGGCAAGATTTAGCCGATTACTTATTGCCAAGAAAAGCTGATATTACCAAGAAAAGAACACAAGGCGATAAAAGGACAGAGTTAATTTATGATTCAACAGGTATTCATTCTGTTGAGTTATTAGCCAGCAGTTTGCATGGCATGTTGACAAGCCCAGCAAACCCTTGGTTTTCCATGCGGTATCGTGATTTGGATTTAGAACAGGATGATGAAGCGAATGAATGGCTGGAAGGGTGTGTTGATTTATTAAACAAGGCTTTACAGCGTTCTAACTTTCAACAGGAAATCCACGAACTTTATTATGATCTGGTGGTTTTTGGTACAGGTTGTTTATTTATTGAATATGATCCTAATGGATTAAGATTTTCAGCTAGAAACATTGGTGAGATTACGATTGCTGCCAATGCCGAAGATCGTATTGATACGGTTTATCGTTGTTTTGAAATGACAGCTAGGCAGATTGCCCAGCGTTTTCAAGGCGTGACTTTACCTGATCGTGTTGAGAAAGATTTAGAGAAAAACCCATATAATGAGCATGAAATTGTCCATGCGGTTTATCCGAATGAAGGGCAAAGTTCTGTTTTTAACAAGCCGATTATTTCAATTTATTATCATAAGGAGACAAAAACCTTATTAGGACAGGGTGGATTTGATGAATTTCCTTTCTGTGTTCCTCGTTTTAATAAGGATTCTACTGCTAATTATGGTCGTTCCCCTGGAATGAGCTGTTTGAGTGATGTAAAAATGGTAAATCGTATGTCTGAGGTGAGCATACGATCCGCACAAAAACAGCTTGATCCACCCTTGATGGTTCCTGACGATGGTTTTCTTCTCCCAGTGCGCACGACTCCAGGCGCATTAAATTTCTATCGCACAGGAACCAGGGATCGCCTTGAGCCTTTACAGGCTGGAGCGCAGAATCCCATTGGGTTAAATATGGAAGAACAGCGTAGAAATGCTATTCGCTCTGCTTTTTATGTCGATCAGCTGCAACTTAATGAAAGTCCTAGTATGACAGCGACAGAAGTTTTGCAGCGAAACGAAGAAAAAATGCGCCTACTTGGGCCAGTAATGGGCCGTTTGCAGAGCGAATTGCTACAGCC